GCAATAGTGGCCCTTCGGAGGGATGAGGGAGCAAAGTAGAACCTTCTCATCCCAAGTGTGTTTACACACCGGGTTACCAGTTAATTTAAAATTGTGACTCCATGTGAGCTAAAAAGCTCCACTTCGTATAACCAAAAAGTTGGTTACACAAAGTTAGTAAAAATACTCACTAGGAATCGCAATAGATACGACTGGCACCAACTTCTTGTAGAAGTCCCCCTCGGCCACAGAGGAGTTACAACTATTTCTAGTTGTCCTTGTTTATTCTCAACTTATGTGTGTACTAGTTATCTTACCGATTGATAACCGGTGATCACACCAAACACCTAATTGGATCAGTAAAACGATCACACTTAGTTGAGTTTTGGTTGCTTTTCTAGACATAAGTCTATCAGTTAGCGTACTGGATTTTGAAGGTTTACTCCCAAGGGTTGCTTCTCTAGATCTAATCTATCAGTGAGCGTACTGGATTTTATAGGTTTACTCCCGGGGCCACAGCTTAGGCTGCCGGCGGAGAAGCTTCATAATACATAGGTGGACTACCTGTCCAAAAATATGTAGTGAAATCTTCTGCTGCCGCCGCATACATATCGTAAGCTGTGGTAGTGTTCCCATTTGCTTGAATATCCAAATTGAAATGTGGTAATCGTTGCTCTGGGAACGTAGCGGCTGTGGTATAATCTTCGATTTTACCTGGCGTAAACCGCAGGTGGCTATAGTAAGGAACCTCCCAATCGAGTATTGGGTTGATATAGTCAATGGCATACGCTTTGCCTTTGGTTCCTGTGGTGGTTTGATTGGTGACGCCTTGTATGACACCTTCACCACCGGCAGCTTGATTGGCATAAGTTCGCCATGCTGCTGAAGTTAGAGAGTATTGATTTCCTGTTTCTGGAGGACCTCTCTCAACTTCTAAATTAAGGATGCGTGCATCCTTAGACATTGATCCCTTCGGGACAACTTTATATCTGATGCCTCCTCGCCAAGCAGAATAACAATTGGTCACCCAATGCAAAAGCATTGTGTTACAATAGGTATAGGGTGCTGCTGCGGCTGTGGTATGAATAGCTCCGGCTACATCACCACGAAGGTATGGCATATTGGCTTGACGAATCAAGAATCTTTGTTGGCCAGCTGCAACGTGCGCAACGGCTGTATGCAATTGATATCTCTTCAAAAGCTGTCTAAAAGATTTAATCGATTCACCTGTATATACCTTAGATATATTGGTCATAGGATCAATGGTGGGTCCAATGGACGCTACATTTGGAGACTCTGCTGTGTCCTGTTCAGCTTGAAAAGAATCTGGATTCTCTTCTCCTGATTGAGGTTTGTACACAAAGGTCTCATGAGTGTCATCTGGAACGAAGACCTCAAAATCATCACCCATACTAACGAATACATTAACTGTCACATCGTTGTTAATTGTACTGTTGGGGGTGGTCAATTCATTAAGAATAGACACTGCTATCACTCCATTTCCCTCCTCTTTCGAGATGTAACGGGTTGTGGAATAAAGCTGTGTCACAGAATCGACACCAGGTATGTGGTGATCTATGAGTGTAACATCTTGTCCATTGGAGACTTCGACAGTGAAGTCAGTTTCAGCAGATATGTCTACTACACGAGTATACATAGTGTTGAACTCCTCATTTGCTACCCAATTGGGGTCATATGTAATCTTCAACCTACCTTTGTGGTAGGCAGACGACATAATCTGGAATCGAAATTTCATAGTTCCCGACCAATATTTAAATGGTAAAGCGGCTACACAGCACGCTGGGAAATGGAATTTAGATAAACCATCAAAAGCAAATGTGGTGGGCTCGACTCTAGCATTCCATAGTAAACTGCCTGGAGCACTGGATATGGCCCAATCGAATTGTGTCAAAAAGGATTCCTTCATCGCGATATCCTTTAAAACTAGTGGATCATTATTAGATAATCCAGCAATTCTTGGGTCAATGCTAAGCTCTTGCTTATCATCCACTGTCAATTTTGCCACAGAATCAGGCGTAGTAGTAAGTGCTAGACTAGAGCTAGCTACTGGCCTGAAAGGTTCGGGATCGACTGTCGCTGCAGGTCGACTATACCCGAATAATTTGGCAACCGCTGAGACACCGGTTGCCATTTGGGCTGTTGCCATAGCATAAGGACCAATAATTGGCGCACTCGAAAGTGCGGAGGCCAAGTTGGTAAGAGCTGTGGCAGGGCCGCTAATGAATCCCTTAGCATTAGCTTCATCGACTTCACTACCTGACTGGGGAAGCATAGTGTCAGGATCTCGTGAAGTGAGAACATTGAGTGATACATCCTCTGCCCATGCGAAGACGCTAATAGTTGAGACGCCAGCAGCACCATTGGCATGCTTTAGCGTTTCAAAGCTACGTACAGTAACTTCGCCCATATCATTCCATTCACTCTCAGGGATATAGACGCTATTATAGGGCCAAACGAAAGGTAGTATCATTTCGCCAGCTTGGGATGTTGTAGGGTTCAAGAACACATGCGGCATTTGTGATTCTTGGACTAGATCATTGGGGAAGATTGCAGAACGTTCGGTTAATGCATCCCAATTGTGGAATGGTAAATAAGAGGCTAATGCACGTGAGTACATAAACCCATTACCATTGATCACGAATTTCAAGTGGAGCTTGGCTATCAATAGGTTGAAATTAGCGATACGATTGGCAACGCGTGGATTCTCAAAGTACAAAGACCACGGATTGAACTGAACGAACACTGTTCCTCCAATAGACCACTCAATCTCGGAGATTTTAAGTGGCCTACTAAAGAAATTTGCTAGTTCCGCATCGTGCGTGTCCTGCAATGTTCTAGTAGAATCTATCACACTATCTACAACTGTGCAGTTAAGATCTGCACTATCAACGAAGGATACATTCTGTTCCTTCGTGCTTGGGGAGAGTTTCAAATATTTCTCTTCACCCGATTGTATTTCATATATTACATTATTATTTACATTATTATTACTAAGTCATTATACATAATAAGGTGCAAGACTCAAAGCACCTCAACGGAAACACATAAGTGAGCTGGCTAAACTCTATGTAAAAACATATAAAACCATATATAACAAGCCTTTAGATCATTGCATATGTTCTCTTGACAATGATCATATGGTATCCAATATTATACAGACAACTTTGCTTTGATCCACTCGCAGATTGTCTAACTGCACTCTACATTTTGTATGGGTTGTAGATGGCCCTAAGATTGATAATTATCTTTCCAGACCGCAACACGTTGGTCGAAGGTTCGATAAATATCGGGGCACAACGTTTGCAAGTTGTGCTTAACGGCAATATCCACCATCTGGACTTGTCGCATATTGAAGACTTCTCTTCCATGGTTAAACCACTCACACAGAGCAGTTTCCATGTTCTTAGCACTTGCCAATTCGGGTGTAGGCAAGTCTTCTCTAGATGAATCTCTAAGAGTGCAATGTAGCATTTTGAAACATGATTTCTCAGCTAAAGCACCTACATGACATCCTAATTCGGGGATGTATTTTGATTCTCTCTTGAGAAATTCGAAGTCTTCTGCTGGTAGAAAATCTACCAATTCACTTTCCTTATCAGGCATAGTGTAAACTTGGCCGGTTTTTGCTAAAAATTCCGATACCATTTTGATATTAAAGTTTACACCTGGTCGTACTGATCCAATATTATCATCACCGTAAGTAGAGAGTGCTACGCATTCTCTAAATTTCAATGAATCATCATTATTGGCAAAGAAACAACAGCGTAAATTCAAACTGCCACAGATACCGTTAAGTATCACAGTTAATGAATTACCGCTAATGTGTGTTCCTTGAGTCAGTCCAACCAAATCACCATTGAAAGCAATTAAGGCATAAACAACATCGCCTGTCATTGCTTCCATAATCCTGATATCCTCATCACTGTAATCGCACTGTTTAGCGCAATCGATAAGAATACGGAAAGCAGTGAGTAGTAATTGACTACTCAACTTTTGATCGTACTTACCATAATCACCACCTAAGATACGATCTTTCCCGAATTTCAATACGTGATCATGCAACTCTTGCCACTCAGGCCCATGAGAGTTGATTCCAACAGCGCACTCAGCTACTAAAGGATTCATTTGTAGAACACGTATAATACCTAGAAAGTATTTACGGATCAAGAATGTCAGAGCAATGGGATTGCCATAGAAGATCCGACATTTATCTTTCGATAAAACTTCATCCTTTTTGCAAGCCTTGGCTACAGTGTTGGCACGTTCGCCCCGCTTGTAACACTCCATGCAACGGTCGATCTCATCTCTGATTTCCTTATCAAAGACTCTATTACCAACCTCTTCGCTTTCTAAGTATTTTAGTTTCGATCCGGTTAAGGGATAACCGATAGATGTTGACATATTGATTGCATCAACGAATTTGCAACCTGGAATGCCATTCATATTCTCGCTATCCGTCAAGGGTTTTGTTCCATTCCATAATTTACTCTGGAAAATAGGAAGCAGTTCCCTCTCGTAATCTGTGGCAGCTTTGATTAATAGCTGCGGATCGAAACATTTAGCAGGACTAGACATATTGGCTAGACAATCCTGCCAGCCCTTCCATTGAGGGCTTTCTGTGGGTCCACGGTAAATATTCTCTACACCACAGACTTCAGCGATACTGTCACTGATAATCGTCTTGGTGGCTGTGGACTTGAATGTGCTCGCTCCTGGACACGAGCCATGGTACGCAACTTGGGATCCATGTGGCAAAAAGTTCAAAGGACTCTTTGGATGAATAGGTTGATTGGTAAGAATCTCCTTACCTAACACCTTACTATCAAAACCACTAGCAGATCCACTTAAGGTAACTGTGGGTTGTTGCCTCAAGTAATCAAGAGCTGCAGATATCTCTGATTGAGTCATAATAGAACTACAACCATTGG